GGCAGAAAGCAATGAGGGATTTGTCAATGCTTTTAACAATCGAAACAACAATCCTCAAGCCTGGAATAAAGTTTTGAGGTCATTTCAAAAAGAGGTGGCGGCAGAATTTCAGATCGACCCGGAAGCCACTAACGACAGGGAAGCACTGAAGCAGGCGGTTCACAGTTCAAAATCTGAAACAGCAACAACTGATGAGCCCGTTAATTTCGCTAAAATGTCCGATTCGGACTTCCAAAAAGCGTTAATTGATATGGGGCTCTAGGAGACTCATATGGCTTTAACCGTATCAGCAACAGATACCGAAGTACAAAAGCCGGTAAATGTTATTTATCAGCAAATGTTACTTAGAAATGCGCGACCGCTCGCCCCTTATTATCTCGGGACTAGTCCGGGAGAATTAGTGGAGCATGGCGGCAGCGCGACAATGAAATGGCGGCGTTATAATACGTCAGCGGACAATGCCTCTGGCATCGCACCAACCGTTACGGCTCTTAGTGAGTTGACGGGTAATGCGTCTTACATGCAAGGCCGAGATGCGGATACCGCTCATTTCACAGACGTGACCGCAGCCGTTAGTAAATATGGCCAATTCTTCATTCTAAATGAGGAAGTTGACGTATTTTTGCCTAATGGAACAATGGCGGGCATTACAAGAACCTTGTCAATTTCCGCTGGCCGCTCATTAAACCAGCTGCAAAGAAATGTCGGCGAAGATAACGCGACTTTAGTCTATGCCGGAAACGTGGCCAGTGATGGCTTGGTAGCCTCAGCTATTACAGCCAACTCATTGAAGCAGGTTCTTAATACCTTAACCAAGAACAGCGGCATGCCGTTCTCCCCAATGTCCACGGGCTCAGTAAATATCGGGACCAATCCCGTGTTGCCCGCTTATTGGGGGATTACCCACCCTGACGTAGCCGAAGACATTTCCGGCTTGACCGGCTTTAAGTCTGTAGAGACTTATGCTGGCCAAGTGGATACCGTCCCAGGCGAATTTGGCATTTACACCAGGGCTGGGTTTGGCGTTCGCTTTGTTCAAACGCCAGAGGCGAGCATCGATTCTGGTGCGGGTGCCGCTACAGGCTCGACTGACTTAAATGGAGCCACAAATATCGACCTCTACACCACGTTGATATATGGCTTGGATGCGATTGGTTCAGCCGGGCTAGGGCGGAGTCATGGCGACGGTATTTTCCGTGGCGGTGACGAACATCCTGCAATTCAGATGATTGCCAAAGGCCGGGGAACTAACCGGCCTTCGGGTACTGACGACCCATACGACGAAATCACCACCATTGCCTGGAAATCCTGGCATGGAGGGGCGATTTTGAATTCGAATTGGGTTCGAGGAATTCGTTCAGGCGCAACCAATATCAGCAACTAACCGAAGGGGGGCTTGCCCCCCTTTTTTTGGAGAAACCATGCAGCTTGACAAAGTGGAAGACACCAGAACTTCTTTAGATAAACTAAGACGAGTTCAATTACTTGAAATTCTTAAAAATAACGGGGAAACCATAAATCCGAACACCCCCGCCACAGCGTTAAGGCAAATTATCACTTCCCTTAATATCGATATCCATGCCCCTCCTAAGAAAGCCGACCCCAGCTCTCTAAGCTTTACAGAGCTAAGGGCGTATGTTGGCTCTAAGGGGATAAAGGTTATGCCGGATTACAACAAAGAGAAGCTTCTGCAGATACTTGATGAGCATAACCTGCTAAACGAACAACTGGAGGCCGTGAATGGCGAAAACGCTGCTTAATGGCGTTAATGAGGTTCTAACAAAAGTTAGAATTATTCATGGCGACCAAGAAGACCTCACGTCGCTGACAGACAGTCCCTTCCAAAACTACATAGACACCACAGTTCAGTCATGGAATGAGGCGCTGGATGAGCTTTATTCGATGTCAAGAGGGCTAAGGCCCAACGTGATGTCAGAATCAACCTTAACCTTAGTCACAAACGATAGGGACTATATCCTCCAGACAGACCTTGTGGAACTTCTCTTCCCATTGTTGGACGAGACGAACGGACAATTTATTTACGAGTACAAAGGGGGTTATATGAAGTTGATCAATGACCAACAAATCCCTTCGAATTATACCGGTCTCCCTTTATATGGCGTGATAAGACCTACAGATGGGCAGCTTTACTTAGACCGGCTTCCAACCTCTAATGAAAACGGGCTTCAATATAAATACAGGTATCAAAAAGACACTGAGCTTACTGCCGCTGCAGATGAATTTCCTTTCGAGAATGCTGTTTTTAGGGCTTTGGTCCCTGCAGTGGCCGAGCTTTGGAAGCGCCACCACAGAAACGAGATGGACAACAGTATGCTGTCTGCAAGCATAGGAAGAGCATCTAGGTTATTGGATAAAACCCCAGAAAGAGAGAGCTGGATTTAATGCCGCAAAGTCAGGGGCCAGATGAGCTAGAGGTTATTATTAAATTTGGCGGCGGCGTCCATTCACGCTCCCCTGAAGATGAGATAGACATTAGAGAGTGCGCTGACGGGGAAAACTTCGACTTAGACTTAAAGAATAAGGAGTTTGTTCCAAGAACGGCTTTTGACTTGATCGGCCAAGTCCCCAACGGTGGGGAGATAAGGGGGTTCGCCACCCTTCAAAAGTCGGACGGGACAATCTCTTTTCTTGTTCAAGGTGGGGCCGCTGTTTATGAGTGGGATGGAGCCGCGACTTTCACTTCAAAAGGCACTGTCGCCCCCACGGCCAAAATCCGAGGCAGGAAAGAACATAACTGGCAACTAAGCGATAAAGTCATTATTACTGACCTAAATCTCCAACAGCCAGTCATGGAGTGGGACGGGACGACCTTACAAAATGTCACTTTCTTAGATAGCGATGGCAGCACGCCATTTGGCACCTTTAGGGCCAAGTATTGTGTGATTGATAACGAGAGGGCCATCTTTTCAAATATTCATGACAATGGGACCAATTTTCCTCATTTGATTGTAGGTGCTCAGAGGGGCGATTTTACCGTTATCACAAATAATAACAGGCCGTCCTCATCTTTGAATGAAGGCGATCCCTTCTTCCTGGTTCAACCAGACTACCGCGCAATAAATGGCATGGTTTCGGCTTTTAAGGGGTTAGTGACTTCTTCCAAAGGGGGCTCGGTTTATCAGTTAATAGGATCTTCATCAAAAGACTTCGCTTTAGACCCTTTGTTTTCATCCTCAGGCATAGACGGCGATGAGTCTTTTGCTTATACGAATAATGACGTAGCTTTTGGGAGGCAAGGCAGAATCGCTTCCTTGATTGCCACTGAGAAGTATGGCGATGTCGCTTCTGCCGACCTTTCAGATAAGGTTTTCGACAAAATCCAATCATATAACAATTGGACGCTGGCCTATAATTCAAGGAATCAAAGACTTTACTGTTTCCCAAAAGGAAAGACCGAAGCCTGGATATATCACCAGTCATTGCCAGAACTTTCCAAGTGGGCAAAGATGACCACTACACATTTTAGCGCTATGCAGCAAACGGCAGTCATGCCTATGCTCGACCCTTCTGATGGGCTTGAATACATCTTTTGGGGAGACCAAAACGGCAACGTTTACCGCATGGAAGGCTCAGGCCTTACGGACGGGGGGACGGTGAATATTGAGAGCGAGCGATTATCCAGGTTGTTTGTAGCGCCGCACAATGCGAGCGCTTATGACCTCCAGGGGTGGGTGAGGTACAGGCGGGATTCTGCTATGGACCTTCAGCTTTCAGTTGAATTTATGGGTAAAGACGGCTTTACAAAGAATATCACTATCGGCCTTCAAGAGAAAAGAGCGACGGGAACTTACTATGGCGCAGCCTATTACGGAGCAGACAACTACGCAGCCTCAGGAAAGGTCAGGCTCTCAACCGAAGACTTTACCGTCCCAGGGCAAGGCGAAGGCTTCCAGGTCAGGGCGACGGTTAACTCGGAAAAATCGTTCTCAATCAACGAAATCGGACTCAAATTCACGGCCGCATCCTAAGCTTTCCAGGACATTAAAGAGAAAGCCTTATTTCCGTGAATTTATAAATGACGATGTAAAGTATCTCTACGCCTCTCACAAGATGGAGGGGGGCGAGACCGAGCCTTTAGAATTCCAGGAAGCTATGCTGGATTTCATTTATGAATCTTTTGACGATGCCTGGATATTAGAAGCCACAACAAAAAAAGGGAAAGTCCCGGTAGGGGTTGTTTTTAGCGTTATCGCTGGGCCTTTCCAGATTCTAGGAGAAATGACCTGGTTCAGTTGGGCTTCCAAGAGGAACAAGATTGAAGCATCGGCGCATTTTCTAAACATTAAGAGACAAGATGAAACGTTTCTTATGTATTGCAACGACAAAGACAAAGAATTTTATATCCACTTAGCAAGGCATGGGTTAATCAGGCGGATCGGAAAATCCGAGAATCCTAATCTTAGCCTATTCCAGACCAGGAGGTGAAATGGCGGCTATTGCGGGGAAAGTAGCAGGCGGGCTTGCTAGTGCCGTCGGCGGAAAACTTATAGACAAAGCGTTAAATAAAGACAGGTCTAAACGCGCTGAAAGGGCTGAGAGGGACATTCTGACTTTTCGCCCCAGG